CGCAAAACTTCTGTCTAAAGCCAAGTATATCTATAAGTTCATGCCACGATGGATGCAACTAATTGGACCGGAGCTGATACAGAACAACGTACTTAAGATGACGTTTGATAATGACTCGGTTATTGAGTCGTTGCCATCAGCAAACGAACCTGCCCGTGGTGAATCCGTGTATCTGGCCATCATTGACGAAATGGCGTTCTTGCCGAACCCTGAACAAGCTTGGGCATCAATTGAACCTATTGCTGACGTTGGTGGTCGTGTTATCTGTCTTTCAACCGCCAAAGGCGAAGGCAATATCTTTTACACCCTATGGCACGGGTCGCAGACTGGAACCAACCGATTCCATGGCATCTTCTTCCCATGGTCAGCAAACGAAGACCGTGGCCAAGATTGGTATGACGCTCAAGCGCTTGAACTTCCACCATGGCAATTGCACCAGGAATACCCGTCCAACCCAGAAGAAGCCTTTATCCGTTCTGGACGACCAGTATTTGAATTGGACTCATTAAATAGGTTTGATATAGAAACACCTAAAAAAGGATTCAATAAAAAAGCTTCTGATATAAGAAACTCATATATATTTGAATCATCTGGTGGGCCTTTGTCTGTATGGGCTTACCCTCAGTTTGGGGCCAGTTATGTGATTGGGGCAGACGTTGCAGAAGGTCTTGCCCGTGGTGACTATTCTTCAGCCCACGTCATTGACGCCAAGTCTGGTCTTTTGGTTGCTCATTGGCACGGCCATATTGACCCTGACAAGTTTGGGGAAGATGTTCTATATGCGCTTGGTCATTTTTACAACGAAGCATTGATAGGCGTGGAATCAAACAACCACGGTCTAACTACGCTGACGGCCCTAAACCGCGCAAATTACAGCAACCTATACCGCCAGAGAAGGCTCAACCAACGCCATGCCGAACAAACAGAGCAACTTGGTTGGAGAACCACGACCCTAACTAAGCCCTTAGCAATTGACGAATTGAACGCCAATATCCGTGATGGGGTAATAGAACTCCGTTGTGAGTACACCATTGCTGAACTTAAGACCTTTGTCCGTGATGACAACGGCTCGATGCATGGGTCACCACACGACGACAGGGTTATGAGTCTTGCCATTGCCAACCAGATGCTGAAGTACTGCTGGCTAGCGGAATATCGCCCCAAAACAGATGCTCCATTTGGGACTTTAAATTACTTTGCCAACAAGATAAAAAAGATAGGTAAAGAGCCTGAGCGCTATTACGTTGGCGAGTTTAATTCGTACTAGACTATGTAATGCTTTTGGCTTACTTATAGGAGATTTATGCATTGTTCAACATGTTCAAGGCCAATTGAGGCAGAAAACGACATAAAGCGTGGTCATTGCTTCAAATGTCATGTTAAAAACGTGCGATTGGGCTTTACTAATGGGCAAGAAGAGTTCCATGGACCAACAGTTAGAGAACGCCAACGAGAGATAGAAGATTCACCACGGTTCAAATCCGGGGAAATTGAAAAGGTTCCAGCTAGAGCGGAACTCATCTAGTGCAATGGGTTGTTCCTATCATCGTTGCCATCATTGGCGGACCGTTGGTAGTGGCAATACAGCTCTTGAGAAAAGAAAATACAGAGCAACATGCGGAAGCAAGAGTTCTTTTAAATCAAGTTGTAAGCAAAGTTGACAAAGTGGATTCAAAGTTAGATGGGCACATTAGCTGGCATTTGGAGAAAAAGTAATGGCATCAATCAAGAAGTATTCAGTTCCTAAATTGCCGGCAGTAAAAAAAGGTAAAAAGATTGAAGTACCAGCTGCAAAGACTGCCAAAGCGGAGTTAACCAAACACAAGAAGTACCTATTCGCAAAACCAACCAAAGGCAAGAAAAATGAAAAAGCCAAGTAAAGAACAGAAAAAAGTCGGCAAAGTAATGCATGAATTTAAAGCTGGAGACTTGCATTCAGGTTCTAAAAAAGGTCCAGTAGTAAAGAGTCGTATGCAAGCAATTGCTATTGCTCTTTCAGAAGCTCAAAAATCCGTTAAGAAGAAAGGCAAATAATCATGCTCAGCAATATCTATACAGCAGTACTTGATAATGATGCAGTTACTTATCTCCAAGCAGATTGCGCAGATTTTGAAACAGCAGCAATTATTTTGAGTGGAACATGGGACGGAGAAATTCTTCCTTACGTAACACTTGGTGAATTAAATTACCCAATTGTTGGAATTCAAGATGCACAAACTGGAACAATTACAAGTTCTATCAATGCAAACGATGCGCCAGTTGAATCTCAGTATTTTGCAAATGTTCGTGGTCTTACTGGGTTTGGTGTTTATTGCAACGCTTGGACTAGTGGAAGTGTCACTGTTCAGATTTCACTTCATAGAGCTTCAAAGTAATGGATAGCAAAAAACATCCAGGATTCAAAGCAGTCCAATCAAAGATTGCTAAGAAGCAAGGCGTGAGCATGGAGAGCGCAGGAGCAATTCTTGCTGCTGGTGCACGCAAAGCTTCACCTGCTGCTGTTAAAGCAAATCCAAACCTCAAGAAGGTTTCTGGTGTTAAGAAGTCGGCAAAGAAAAGTAAGTAATGCCAGCTAACCCAAGTTACCCTCCGATGAAGTCAACAACGACTCCTGTTTGGGATACAAAAAATCCTAAAAAGAAATCGACCAAGTTGACTCCAGCACAAAAAGCTAAAGCAAAAGCTTCAGCAAAATCTGCTGGTCGCCCGTATCCAAACATGGTTGACAACATGAACGCAGCAAAGAAGAAGAAAAAATAATGGCAAAAGGTAACAAGGTTGCAATCGCATTTATTCTTGCAAAGAAAGCCGCATCTCCAGATGAAGGCCCAGAAGAAATAAATGGCTGCCCTGTTGCAACTCAAGACATCAAGGTAAACCTTGAAAAGCGCGCTAAAGCGGTAGAGATTGCCAACTATGGTCCTTTAAATCCGGATTTGCCAAATACCGAATTTTGGAAGGCAAAAGCAGACTTATTTAAAACAACGTCTGATATTGCAAAGAAATCACGTTGTGCTAATTGTGCAGCGTTTATTCAAACAACAAAGATGATTGACTGCATTGAAAAGGGCCTTGATGAAGGGCTCGAAGCATCGGCAGTAGTTGACAAAGCAAACCTTGGTTTCTGTGAAATATTCGATTTTAAATGTGCTGGTGAGCGAACATGCGATGCATGGGTGTATGGTGGCGCAGTTACTGACAAAGACATGAAAGAAGAAGACACGGAGGAAATGGACTAAATGGCTCGTCAATCAAATTCAGACAAACTGTCTAAATATCGCAAGAACTTGGACATGTCACAGAGGTGGCGAAAGAATCAGTCGTACGACAACTTGTGGCAACGACTCATAAACCTTTACCGTGGTCGTCACTATCGTGGTCAAGCAGTAGGTGACCGTCTACTTGTCAACATTGCTTTTTCTACAATCAACACGCTTGCTCCAGCAGTTTCTATTGGTAGACCAAAAATCAACGTAAATCCACGTCGCCCGGATGATGGTGATAAAGCCATTGTTACTGAAGCAATTATTAACTATTGGTGGCAACATTACGACTGTCAAATAGAATTTCAACGAGCAGTAAAAGACTATCTAATCATTGGGCATGGTTGGGTAAAGACTGGTTATCGTTTTGTTGAAGAAGCAAAAATTGATGAAATTAATGTAACTGCAGATGAAGCAGCAGAGCCAAATCCAACTGATGAAGTCGAATCAACGTTCATTATTAGGGAGGACCGTCCATTCCTTGAGCGTGTTGACCCATTCGATATGTACATTGACCCAGATGCAACATCAATGAATGACCTACGTTGGATTGCTCAACGCTCACGTCGCCCTCTTGAGGATGTTAAGTCAGATGAACGATACGACTATTCAGCGCGCAAAAATCTATCTGCAACGTCTTCACAAAAATATGGAGACATAACAGCTACTGACACCTATGCAACAAATAACTCGTCTAGCAATATGAACCAAGATGTTGCTTATTGCGATGTCTATGAGTACTACGACATCAATACTGGAGAAATGTGTATCTTCTCTGACTCTGGAGACAAGTTCCTTGTCAAGCCAGTAAAGATGCCATACGCATTTGGTCATCCATTCTTCATGTTGCGTAACTACGACATTCCAAACTTCTTTTACCCAATGGGTGAGTTGGAAGCAATCGAGCCACTTCAGTACGAATTGAATGAAACTCGTACACAGATGATGAACCACAGAAAGCGCTACTCGCGTAAGTGGCTGTTTCTTGAAACTGCATTTGATGATTTTGGTCGTCAGATGCTTGCGTCAGATGATGACAACGTTGTTGTTCCAGTTAAAGGCAACGAAAATCTAAATAACGTGGTTGTACCAATGCCCGCATTGATTAACCCACCAGAGTTCTACAACCAGTCAACGTTGATTCAAAATGACATTGACCGTGTATCTGGCGTGTCTGAGTATCAGCGCGGAACAATCCCTGAAACAACCAGAACAGCCCGTGAAGCATCAATCATTGCTGAAGCCGGCAACTCACGAGTAGCTGAAAAGCTAGTAGCTATTGAAAACGCTATTGCTAGTTGTGCTTCAAACCTCATCATGCTTGCTCAGCAATACATGACAGGTGAGCAGACTGTGCGTATTGTTGGAACAGAAGAAGCCCCAGTTTGGTTGACTTTTGACAAGGATTACATTGCTGGCGAGTTTGATTTCACCGTAGAAGCAGGTTCAACTGCTCCACGAAACGAAGCATTCCGTCGTGACATGGCACTTCAAATTGTCCAAGCAATGCAACCATTTGCTCAAGCTGGACTTGTTAACTTGCCAAAACTGGCCGAGTATGTACTTTCAACTGGATTCGGAGTAAAGAACGCTGGTGCATTCTTGCAACAACCTCCAGCTCCTGAACCAGCACCACAGCAAGGTCCACCAGGAATGCCACCAGGAATGACTCCTGACCAAGCAGCACTTGGAGCTCCTGGAATTACACCAGACCAAATGGCTGCAACGCAATCAGAACAAGGTGGGCAAGGCATTCCTCCAGAACTATTAGCAGCAATGCAAGGTGGTCAAGGTGCACCACCACAAGGCGGAA